TCGCTCAGGGTGAGGGTTGAGGCTGAGAATCGATACCCAGTTCCGCCATGTAGAGAAGGCAAGGTGCATCGTTTCCATACCTATTTATTCTGCGTGAATTGTGGACTTGAGACCCCTGCACATATAGAGGACAAAGACCATGCTTAGCTGCTCAATTAAAGGCTGTAAAAACAAGGTTACTTTCTACTGCTCAAAGTATTGTTTGCGTCATCACGTACAGATTTGCGGAGGTGAGCATGCTTAGCCAGTGCTGCGGCAACGACCCGCTATTTAGGGAAAGCGACAGAAAGTTTATTGGTGACCCTAAAGAAGAAAATGAGGCTACCAAAAAGATTTGGATAAGAAATCACACAATTAAATGCCAAATTTGTCATAGAAATATCTCAATTGATACGGCTTATGTTGAAGGAGACATCCATTTATTTACTTTGATAGAAGGAAGAAAATATCAATTATTTAATGGTTGGAATAGCCAAGCCAGGGAGGCCGATGATGTCGCTCGATAAAAAAACAAAGATATAACCTTGATTTTGCTAAAGAGTTGATAGATGGCTCCATTAAGGCGATAGATAGCCCGAACCTTGACTTGCATGACCTTAAAAGAAATCTAGAAACTGTTGGGAAAATGATTGATATAACAAATAAATATTTGCAGTCAGAGGAGGCCGGCGGTGGGTGATTGTAAAGAATGTGAGCACTTACGCCAAGTTTTAGAACTTTTAATTGGTACTTTTGACTCTATTGAGGCAGTAGCTAGTAAAGCAAAGCCTTACATTAAGCATCAAATGAAACCAGAAAAAGAGCGTTTAGCTGAGAAACAACGCCTAGCCGAGCTGGAGAAGAAGCAGTGAACATGGCACTAGAAGGCATCATCAATACGCTCAGGCGCGAGGCAGATAAGAAGAATATCAGCTCAATCCTTGTTGGTTATTGTCGCAAGGATACTGGGGAAGTCGTACCGCTTAGCTATGGGAATTGGGAAGCAGAAGTCCAGACTGCTGCAAAAGTAGAGATTATGAGGAATAAGAACAAATGAAGCGCATAGTTAGGGAGATAGATGTGGATTGGTTGGCTAAAAATGCTTTGCCGTGCCCATTTTGTGCAAATGAGAGCGTTTTACTAAATGAAGAGCCTGATAATACTTGGAGCATTTCGTGCAGCCTAATTAGGTCAACAGTTGAAAGACCATGTGGGGCAACAATTTATGGCGGATTGTCTGAAAGTGATTCAATTAATGATTGGAATATGAGAAGAAAAAATGAAAAGAATTGTTAAGTCAGTTTTTGATTGGAAACAAGTAGATAATCATGTGTGGGCAGCTTCGCCAACTGACGCATTGAAATTAAAAATCAAATCGTTTGATAAATCTGAAATTATTTGCACAGAAGCAGATGGGTACGAAGTTTATTTTTGTGTAGATGGAACCGCTAAATTTCCTAATACTCCTCCTTTAATTGGCATAGAACAAATCACCTTCGATCAGGCGTTTAAGGATTTATCAGAGCAAGGAAAGCCTATAATTAAAGTATTGCCTAATCATTCAGTTTGGTGGGTTTATAGATATTCTAAACTTGAAATGTTAGAGCTATTTATCTTTATCTTTGAAAGTGGATATATCAACTCTACAGTGATCACTTGGGATAAATTTATTAATAGCGCTTGTGAAGACGCACAATATTATCAATCTGATTCACATTTAGACTTCTTATTACATGACCTACCCACCCTAATCCGCATGGCTAGGGAGGGGGTATGAGTTATATCAATGAGCTAGAACTTTTAAAGTGCGAAATATGCAAAAGTTTTTTTCCTCTTGAAGTAAGAGGAGGGGGGCTTATTCGTAAAACTTGTTCTAAAGAATGCCTTGCTGAACATCAAAAGCTTATTCGCCGTAAAAATGCTAAGAAATGGTGGGGAAATTTTGTTGCTAGCGCTACTACTGATCAAGTTAAAAGAAGGCGCAATATGTATTTAGGGTATAGGGATTCTAAACGCTATATAGATGCTCATCGTGAAACTAACTATGCATATTTTCAGAGAAAGCGCCAAAAAAAAGCATTGATTAATCTAGTGAAGTTATCAGGACATATTGACCATGTCTAATAAAAAAGATTTAACAGGCCAACGTTTTAATAATCTGATTGTTATTACAGAGGTATTAAATCGACCTCCGGCCCCTAGATTTCAAAGATCTTGCTGCTGGCTATGTAAATGCTTGAAATGTGATGGCTTTTCTATAGGGATAACAAACGATTTGATCATTGGCCGTCATAAATGCGAATGCCAAAAGCAAATTAAATGCAAGCAATGTGGTAATAGTTTTATTCGCAGGTCAAAGGGTAAGGGGCAAATAAGATATTGCTCAAAAAAATGTGCAGATTTATCAATTAAAAAAAAGAGCCTCTTTTATTCGGCTAATTGTAGGTCAAAGCTTACTCTTGAACAAAAGCAAGAAAAGTATATATGGGATTGCAATTGGAGGCTTAAAAATAGGGAAAGAATATTAGAGTTAAAAATTAAATATCACCATGAAAGTCAAAGGAAAAAACAAATACAAAAATTATTGAGCTTATCAAATGTATTAAGTAAAGGAGAAACACATGATAGAACTACCCATGATCACTAATTTTGCCCAAACTTCTACGGAAGATTTAAAAGAGGCATTAATTCAATCGGTTCAATTCACAGCAAAACATTTGCAATATATGGCGAATATTTGGTGTGAGCTTGAAAGACGTGGCGAAGACCTTTCGGCATTAAGGACTGAACTTACCGAGTTTTTACCCCTAATTGCTAAGAGTCAATTGAGCGCCGAAGCGGCCCTTCAGTTTGCAGGACAAAAAGTAGTTTTAAACCATCTCCCTAAATTGTCCTTAGAGGAGCAAACAAGATTGGCTCATGGTGGCACAGTTAAAATTATAGAACGTGATACAAATGGCGGATATGTAGTAAAAGAGAAAAATCTATCTATTTTGCGTGCCGACCAAGTTAATACAGTTTTTGGGCCTGATGGGTTGCGAACTGTTGAAGAGCAATTGGAACTCAAAAACAAAGAAAAGGAATATGCGCCTAGAGAAAACCACCAAGTTAAAGTCAATAAAGACGGATTTCTCAAGGTAGGGAATAAGTATATTGCGCAAGGGAACTATAAAGTTTCTGTCAAAGATATTCTTAAAGCCCTTAATGAATATTATCAAACCGATCTTGAGGCTTTAATTAGAACTAAAGATTTTAAACAAGCTTAAGCAAACCAAGGAGGACGTATAGATGCAGCTCATGAGAGTAGTGGATTTTATCAATAAATATTTTGTTGAGGACTTAACTGTGGAGCCGCCAATCAAACGCCCCTCCAAATCAAATATTTATAGTAAGATTGTCAATCGAGAAGTGCCAGGTATGAGACTTGGCTCGCAATGGTATGTTGACGAAGAAGCCTGGTTGCTTCAAACTTCACCCATGGCAAAAAATAACCCTCAATCATTAACTTATGCCCAAAGGATATTGCATCAATGATTCGCCCCCGCAAGAAAGGCTATAAAAATTTGCCGCCTAATTTGTACTGGCATAAGACTCTTAATAGGTTTTATTACAGGCATCCGGTCACTAAAAAGGATACTTATTTTGACAGCGCTACTGATGAGATGACTGCCATAAATACAGCTCATATCTGCAATGGAGAATTAATTAAGAAAATAGAAAAAGCCGATGTGATTCTAGGCTCTATTATGTCTATGTCTAAATGGTGTGAGCATTTTGAAAATGTGATTTTGCCTAAGAAGAAGTTGGCAGCTAATACCTTGCGGGATTATAAAAACCAGCTTAAGCGCGTTAAATTACATTACAAAGATGCTGATATCAGCACAATGACGGTTTTAGATGTATCAACCTTTTTAGATAAAATTGCCGAAACTGCGCCAGTCCTTTCTAACCGCACTCGTTCTCTTATGATGCTGCTATTTAAATACGCCATAGCCAAGGGGTTTTTAGAAAACAATTTAGCTGAGCAAACGATGCCAGCTGATTATGAGAAGAAGAGAACCAGGTTAACAATGGAGCAATTCAAGGCAATATTGAATTTTAAAAAGGAAATTGACGGTAAAATTGTAGAAACTCCGCAATTTCTTAAAATTGCTATGAGGTTGGCTTTAGTCACCACTCAGCGCGGTGATGAAGTCCACCGAATGAAATATGCCGATATAGTTAATAACAAATTGCGGGTTCACCAAGAAAAGACAAAAATTAACCTTGAAATTGAAATGTTCCCGCAGCTTCGAGAGATTATTAAAGATTCTAAGAAGGATGAAATATTAAGCCCTTATATTGTTCATCGAGACCCTATGAAAAATATTGCTTTTGAAGGGCGGGGCCATTATACGCAGTGTTCACAAGAATATATTAGCCGAACCTTTTCAGAAATAAGAGATTTATTGCCTGACTTTAAAAATATGAAGAGTGAAGAAAAGCCCACGTTTCACGAGATTAGATCGCTAGGGATTGCTGAGTATAAAAAGACTGGGCAAGACTCCGTCAATTTAGCTGGCCATGCTTCTAAAGAAATGAATGATAAGTATGCGGAAGGCCATGAAATTTGGTTACAGGTTAAAGTTAGCGGTATTGATTACTAGTTTTAGTAAAATTTTAGTAATCAATTAGTAAAGCACATTATTTGATCATCTATCTATTTGTCTGCAAGCATTGAAATATAAGGCTTTAAAGTGGCTCCCCGAACTGGACTCGAACCAGTGACCCAATGATTAACAGTTATCAGGCTCAAAAGGCCTAAGTTATTGATTAATATGATAAATACTCTGTTTAACACTTCAATGATAAGTTAAACTAGAGCATAGCAATATCAAGGGTTCCAGAGGGGGTTTTAGTAAGACCTATTATGCATGGTTAATCCTGTTAAATTAGTTAAATCGCTTACTAAAACAAATCAGTCGCTCTTTCCTCGTTCCAACTTAACTCCACGATTCCATTTTAATACTATCTAGATTAACGTTCCCTTTTTGTTGTATTATTCCGCTATCGGAGAACGTCAAGGAGGGGTAGCATGGTAGCAGTCAGATGGGTACATCCAACACTAAGAAAATATTTCGAGGCGGTAGTAGAAACCGATTTATTCGGTGACTTGGTTTTTATCACCCATGAAGGGGGGGAGCAAAAGAACTCAGACAAAGAAAAGAAAACCGCAATCGACTCTTACGAAGTGGCCCAGGAATGGATTAAGCAGATTCATAAGCGCAGGTTAAGTCACGGCTATGAGCTTCAACCAACTATGCTATAATCTCTCAATCAGAACGAGAGGGTGCGTTGATGGCGACACATTACAGAGCATGGCATATAAAAAAGAAATTAATGCTGCCAGTAGTAGGAATTACATTTAATGAGCTGGGCGATATATTAAGTATAAGCGCCTGGAATCCAGGTGAACAGTTTATGCAGGAAAGGCCAGAAGTTTTTGAAATCATGCCAAGAACAGGCCGCCTTGATACTAATAAAAAAGAAATTTGTTCTGGTGATTATATTACAGATGGTAACTATGTTTACCTTGTTACTTGGGATGGGTCAATTACTAGAATGATGCAGTTCGATTGCCAACAATGTGTTGCAATCAAAGATGGTGATAAATTTATTACTTCAAATGGTATTCGTGAATATCATTCTGATGACTGGATTAGTAATCCTGAGTTTTGGGAAGTCATCGGCAACAAATATGAAAATCCTGATTTGATACCTGCTTAATGCTATAATCAAGCGGCAGTAGCGTTCGTGTTTCGCGAATCGCGAATCGCAAATGCCAGGAGTAGCGCCCGGCCTACTGCTAAATGGCCGCGATCTCTTGCAGAAATATTACGTTGAGGTTGTCCATTTATTTTTCAAATATCCCTTGCAAAAACCCTGCGAACTCTCTTTGCGTCTACTATAATTTCATAGGTTTCTCGTTATATATCCCCATAAGGAAATACTATGATGCACCAAAACCCATTGGACGCCCCCGCACGCTATCCGCTTAGAAAATGTTTAGAGGCTTTAAAAGAAGGCAGACCCGCTGCTGATCAAATCTTTTTGCAGAAAATTATCGATAATTTAATTTCAGATAGAATAGACCGTAGCGCCTTAGCTAGATCACAGTATAATTAGCTGTAAACTATTGACTTAAAAATATCCCCAACTTTATGCACAAATTCTGTGGATAAGTTTGCAGGATACAAACGGGTATTAAATTGTAATGAATTATAGCCAAAACTGCATAGAACTTATAAAAAAATTTGAAGGCTGCAAGTTGAACCCTTATTTATGCCCAGCGGGTTTACCAACCATAGGGTTCGGCCACAGAATAGAATCTCTTGATCTATATCCTGCCGGAATTAGCCAAGCTCAGGCAGATGAATTTTTACTGGCCGAATTGGATGCAATAAGTGCAAATTTAAACCTTTATATAAATTTTCCTGTTAACCAAAACCAATTTGATGCGCTTTGTTCTCTAATTTTTAATGTAGGAATAGGGGCTTTTATAAAGTCTCAAATGAGAAAAGATATTGATAACGGTCTTTTAATAGCGGCAGCCAATGAATTTGACGACTGGAATCATGTAAATGGTGAAGTAAGCCTGGGATTAACCAGAAGAAGACAGGCCGAGAAAGCATTGTTTATGCGGCAGTTGTAACGTCAGTTTTGACTTTAATTACAGTAATAGACTTCAAAACGTCTTTGATCTCGCTTACATCTTCACGCAAGCCATCGAAATGGAAAATAAAGCTTTTCATTAGCTCAGCATTATTCTTCTCAATTAGATCTTTAGCTTGTTCGAGGGATATTGAATTATCAATCTTTTTTTTCATTTCTTTAAACTTATCAAAAATAACTTTAAACATGAATGTTAGCCCTGCGATAGTTAAAGCCACTATAATAGATGGTAGATACTGGCTAATATAATGCATTTTTTGCTCACCTTAAACCATATTCTTATCTGGCAACGCCTTTTATTTTTTCTACTGTCCTAGCAACAACATTGACACCTAGTAGGGCCGTTAGAAGCTCCCAGGCGAAAGACATATCAACGGGATAAGCCCCAAGGACACCTGTTTTGATATAGTCATGAACCCAAACATAAGTGCCAATTAAGCACATGGGCATGAAATATAAGCCAGCGCACAACGCCAATTGCCAGCCTAAAAATGGTCTCCAGCCAGCAATAAACCAATTGGTATCTTTTGTTGCACCAGCTTCAACTTTGTTAATATCTGCTTGAGCCATCAAAGGAGCCTGTTCTATTTCAGCATGGGTGTTTACTGCATCTCCCACGGCTTGAACCGCCCCTTTTATGCCATTGCCAAATAGCCAACCAAAGACGCCCATTTTTAATAGTAATCCCCGATAATATCGATTCTTACATCAAGAGTGGTGGCCGATGCGCCAATCGTAATATTGGCAAAAATCTCAGTGCCTCCCGGAACAATTGAATAGGTAGAATTTAGAGCAATATTTGCTGCAATGCCTGTGGCAGTTAAACCGCCTACTGGGTTAGCATTAGCTATATCAGCATAAGCCGCGCCCACGATACCAACGCCAATTTGAGGGGGTACAGTTAAGCCGGATGTTGTAATAGGCACTACTCGGATTTCTCGTGGATAAAAGTTTTTAGTGCCAGCAGGCACAACACCAAGGCTCACTGCACCAGTGGTTTTCGCATCAACAGTAGTCGAGCTTAAAAATTGATTGCCTGCAATCGCTTGAACTTGAGCATAGGTATAGTTTGTAATAAGCCCCGAGCTATCATAACCAATAATGCGCTCAGCAGTAGGGGTAAGGCTTAAAGCACCGTTATTTACCCAAAGCGGAAAACTTAGAAACTCAGAATCATCAGTGCAAATAAGCCCATAAAAATCGCTTTCATATAATGTATTGTTTCCTGCTAAAGTTGCGTCTCCTGTTGGAGTTAGGACTAAAGGATCCGTATTGGCATTAAATACAATGAACTTTGCGCCAACTGGAATGCTGTCATCCAAATTTAAAATTGTAGTGCCGCCATAAATTTTAAATTTACCAATATCGGCAACAGTTAAATTAATTTCCTCCTCTTCTGGAGCAATCTCAAGTTTATATTTATCGCCATATAAGGCAGCCGCAAGATTAAGATTGCTGTCGCTGTCATAAATAGAAGGTGAGTTCTTTAAAATTTTTCCTGTTGTGCCACTCTGAATAGGAATAGTGCCGTCAATTGTAGAGGCTGGGCCTACAACGTCACCATTTCCAGTGATAGATGCACTATTGTTCATTAATTGAATTATAGCCACCGGCCCATCAACATAGTTTAGGGTTTCTGTAATATCGTTATATTGAACAATTTTACTATTAGGGTTTATTGATAAAACTTGTACGGGTAAGGCGCCAATTGTTGAATCATAAGCTATTAGTTTTTGATCGGTATAATCCCAAGAGACTAGCTGATTGGTTGCATTCCCTGATAGGTCATTTGCTAAATCTTCATCACACTGAACAGCTATTCTGGCATTAGAGCCTAATTTAAAATAGCTAATTGTTCCTCCTGGCAAAGCTTGCTGAACCGTATTTCCTTCTGTTAAAAGCATATTATTAGCTTTATTGAATACGCTGAATGCCGTAAGGTTGCTGTTTGCTGTTGCCAACTCTAAAATGCTGTTTACTTGAGTATCGTTGCTCGCTGGAACATATTCAGTTAAGGCCATTCCACCCCAAAATGTTCTGCCTGAATCGTTTGAAATTTTACCAGTATTAAGCTGGCCGTTAACAGAAGGGTCGTCTTGGAAAGCCCCTTGAATATAGCCTTTTGTTGTGTCGGTAAAACTACTTATAGATGGATTGGTATCCATTGGGTTATATGCAACATCTAGCATATTTGCTGCTCCTTGAGGGCATTAATAAATAAGTTTGGGTTTAAAGCGAATTAAAATATTTACAAGCCAAAATGAAATAGGCTTACGCAGACTGAGCGCCTGCATGTCATAAATTTATTTGGGGGTAATTCGATTTGAAGCGATTTGTAGGAGTTTAGTACATTTTTGGAATTTTGCAGGATTATTTACAAAGAAGGTAAAGCTATTAAACAGTTGTTTTTCGTCAACAAATCTATTGACAATTAATTGTCAGTACGATACCATCTATTCTTAGATTAAGAGTTTGAAAAATGAAATCAAAAGAACTTATAAGCAAGCTTTTAAAAGATGGGTGGGAAAAACAAACTGGCGGTAAGCATTTGATCATGGTTAAGGGCAATAAAAGAGTTCCTATCCCAGTCCACTCTTCAAAAGATTTGCCAACAGGAACATTAAAATCAATTATTAAAGCAACAGGACTAAAAATATGAAAATCAGCTTAAGTTACCCAGCCAAAATAAAGCCAGGGGATGGGGTTTTCTATGTTGAATTTAGAGACGTTGAGAACTGCTTTACTTATGGAGATAGCTATGAAGAAGCTGTCCATAATGCTGAAGATGTTTTGGGTGAAATGTTAAAATCTATGGCTAAAGCTAATGAAAATCTACCAAAACCTAGCAAAGCTAAAAAAGGCGAAATCATATTATCTCCTTTTCCTGAGATTGCGGCCCCATTAGAGCTTTATCTATTAAGAAAGAAGCTAGGTAAAACTATAGAGGAAACTGCAAATATTATTGGTATTAGCAAGCAAAGATATTCTGATATAGAGAGAGGAAAAAATCTTACTCTTAAAACGTTTCATAGGGTAACTACTGCTTTAGGTTTTAGTGCTGATATTTCAATATTAAGTGCATCATAGCTCATAATTTGACATCCAGCACTTCCAGGTATATCGTCATCTTTAGTTATATAAACTAATTAGGGTGACTTCATGAATATTTCGTGGGAAAGCTTCAAGGTTTTGGTTGGAATGTTAGCAGTTGCGTCTGGATGTCAGCAAATGAATGAATCAAATGGCGCAATCTTTTCTAAAGAAGAGACGGGGCGTCCTTTTAATCCCCTTGCAGGAGCCAACTTTACTTCAACACATCCTGATAAACCTATCGCCCAAGCTAGTGTGTTCTTAGATGCTTACAGTGAGAGTGCGCCTTTTACGGCAATGAATTGCCCTGCTCCTATGGTAGAAAGTCAAATTGGCAATAATTCCGTATGTACAGCTTATAATGTCAACGCATCATATTTCAGCGAACTCAGCCAAAAAATAGAAACCTCGGTTTCAAGCTCTCTCCTGGTATTCAAAACAGGCTATGGATACGGCAGCTATCAATCATCTGTAGATTGCCCAGTAACTCCTTTTAATAACGGCAGCGCAATTTTTGCTGCAATGCGATCAATTGGTCAAGAATCAACACACTTAAGACACTAAGGGGCCTTATAAGTTTAACCACTAATCGGGGGCATTGTGCGTGATTATGATCAAAATTCTGGAAAAGTCACATTCTTTGTGACTTTGTTTTTAACTATATTCGCGGTAATAATCGCAATTTATTGTTTCTTCAAAATCTTATGCACTTTCATATACCATGCCAGCATTGCACTTCAAAAATTAAGTGCTAAGCAAGAAGCTAAAAAACAGCAAGCAGAAAGAGATGCCCCAATTCTCAAAGCTAAAATTACCCAATTAGTTACCCCTTCAGAATCAATCAAATATGCACAATATAAAAGCAGCGGACTATATACCGGAATAAAATCATCTGCCCATGGAGCCATTGAATCAGAACTTACAAAAGAAGAGCGAACTGAAAAAAGAGTTAATCAGATAAATCAAAACTTTAAAGCCATGGCCGATTACAATGCTAAAGAAGCATTAGAAAAAGGCGCAATAGCTGCTCAATGGGGTAGCCATTGGAAACAAAAAGGCTATGATTATAATCCAGCTCACAAAGAAAGAGATGGTAAGATTTATGCAATACGAGGCAGTTGGGCGCATAAAAGAAAACTCATAAATAAAGGCGATGGATTTACTGATGAAATGACTATGCCTGGCGAAGGGGATGGCTGTAGGTGTAATTATGTCTATCTTTATGCTTTGAGGGATTTGCCTAGCACTATGCTAACGGCAAAAGGCAAAAATCTTTTTGAGAAAACACGTATTATATAATTTTTTACTAACCAATAGGAGAATACCATGTATTCAATAGCAAGAGCAGTAGTTGCAGGTTTAGCAGTTATGGCAGGCGTGAGGGAGGCGGAAGCGCAGCAAAGTTTATTTAAGCTGTCGCCAGGTGCTTATCTGCAAGTTTATGGCAGCCTTCCTAGTGGTATTATTGATTGCAATATAAGCTCTGCATTTGATTTTAATAGCTCTTTTCCAGTCTCAAGTATCATGCAAGGCCAAACCCCTACTACTGCATTTATTGATGGTGATTCAATTATTATGCCTTGGTCAAATGCTGCAATCTTGCAAAACGGTGCCGTTGATTCAAGTATATTAATTGATTGTGACTATAATGCAGACTGTGATAGTAACGGATTTATTGGATCTACAAACAACGGCGGATCGGGTTGCGGGTCTGTTGGGGGTGGTAATTCAATTGACTGTACCTTATATAAAACACCTAGCGATAACGATACAGGAAATTCATCTATAAGATTGCATGCTAAAAATTATGTTCCAAATAGCTCAGGATTTCCAGCGGATGCGACAATAACTATTCAACCAGGAACGCCATTTAACTTTAAATATACTAGCGATAAAGAAAGCAATATTGAGTTTATTGCAATTTCTAAAGAAGATTCTTTATATAGCGCATATTCTTCTGTCTTCATGAGCTGTATACAATCTTCTCAAACTAAAAAATCTGCATCAGAATTATCAAAATGATAAAAAAGGGGGTGGAGACACCCCTTTATGCATTAACAGTAATCTCTTCAATTGTCATCGTAATAGCCTGAGCAGGGGAGGTTTTACCGAAATTAAAAGCCGTGGGGTTGATAGTAGCCCCGCCGCCCGAACCCAAGCATATACTAAATTCTGCTTCGCCACTAAAAGAACTTATATCGTCTACTATCCAAGTAAGCGGCCCCTTATAATTAGCGTCCTGACCACCCGGATTGATAATACCAATAACTGTTCCTTTTATAAAAGTAGATGTTGTCATGTTATATAATGCGGCAACAAGGCTGGATCCGCTATTAGTAGAAATACAGGGGATATTGAATGTTACCCTTAATGAGGAAGTTGATTCTTTGGGTGTAAAAGTAATCGATGACACTTCAAGCCCATTGCCAGCAGTAGGAGTGGTCGCTGGGTTTATAGTTTCACTAATCGTAGCATTATTAAAAGTTGTATTAGGTGTCGCTTGCCAAACATTAATCACCTTAGCCGTGCCTGCGGTCTCAACCGTTCCCGCCGTAGGCGTACAGTTCACCTTATCTCCTACATCCCAGTCAAGCGCTGCTGTGCCTTCTTGCGCGCGCTCAACGGTTAGGTTTGCCCCTGCTATGGCAGTACAATAGACAATTTCAGAGATATTGCCTGTTGCTGCATCGGTGAGTGTGATAGGCAGTATTTCACCTGCTGCTAGAGTAGGAAGCCCAGTTGAACTTGATACTTGCAGAGTGGTTGAACCGCTGCCAAAAGGCGCTGCTACTGTTGTTCTTATAAAGTTTGCTAATACAAAGCTCATGATATGATTACCTCAAAGTTAAGTTGAAATGGTTTGGCTAAAAAGCCGTTATCGAAAAGTAGTTTGAAAGCGGTGGCTGTTGGGATATCAGGAATTGTGATCACTATTGAATAGCTATCATTTGGGATTTCCTCGATGCAGCCGAACGATACTGTGCCGTAGCTTGCCTCTGTGCCATAGGCCCCTACATCGGTATAGCCTGGCTCAACCAGAACACTGATATGTTTCAGTTCATCATTGGAAATGTCGCTCCCATTGGCGCCATATAGAAAGCGAGCTATTCTGCGCTTAAGCCAAGGGATGGTCATCTGCCTGCCATCGCCTAAATAAAGATGCCAGGTTAAGGCTCTTTTATAGATATCATCATTAACATAGACAGCGCTTCCGCTTGATGCTCCCTCGTATGCAATAGTTGCATAAGCCTGCTCTCCCATAATTGAGAAGCCATAGCCTCCGAGTAATTGGCCGATAATAGGTGGGGTAATAAAGGCAGGGCGAGCATAGTTGTATAAGCCTTTACCTACCCAGTCCAAAAGTGGGCCACTTATGGTCGATGCGGTATAAACACTTAGCGGAGTAGTGTTAAACCAGTTCAAATAGTTTTGCGTGATTTCATTATAGGCATCAACAAAAGCCTGCAAGTTATCATCATTCTGATACTGAAAGTACAGATATGAAGGCATTATGTTTTGCAAAGGCTGCGTGTTAAAGGATTCCGTGATCATGAGCCTTGCACCACTGTTACGGCGTTTGATGCACATGAAAAGTAAGATTCAGAATCAGATAAAATGATGCTCGTGCCAGCTTCAGGCGGCGTTACTACGCTATCAATGGTTACTTCAAAGTCTAATGTCGTTAGATATTGGGCTTCTAAAACACTCGCAACAGCCTTTTGGAAAGCAGCGGTCATGCTGAGTAAGTTAATGGGCTGGCCTACCACTATGCTATTGATATAGTTTTGAATAGCGGGGGCGGCTAAAGCATTGACTTGTAAACCAGCTGTGAAATTGGGCAACGTGGTATTCCAGGTTGCCGCAACTGTAACGACCTGCTCGGGCGGATTAACATAAGTCACTTCATAAGTATCTGGTGGGTCAATAATAGAGTCCGTGACATTTCTGGCAGGGTTTGATGAACCTTTAATAGAGCTTAAGTCTAAGGTTCCCCTATAGATAGCCCCGGCGACTTGATAAGAGTCTCCGCCTCCGCATATTACTTTCCATCCCCCGGTTACTTGAGGGATACTGACTAATCGAGAAGTAACACCAGGTATGTTTTTAAGCAAAGCTTTAAGTAAAGTTGGAATGCCTTGTGCTGTTGCAGGTGTAGCCTCCAATACTCTTGCTCGGTAGCTTTGTACGCTCTCACCATCCGCTTGCCCTGGAATCCCAGCAATAGGGTTTGTGCAGGTAATGATTAACGGGCTAGGGATAGAGGTAATAATCTGATTGACGGTATTAGCTGGAACCGCCCAAGAACCCGCCTGGCTTGCTACAGCAAAAAGCTGCTCTGAGGAGCCGCTAGAGCCTATAGTGCCGCCATCCTGAATTACATATTGATAGGCTCCATCAGAAACAATTGTGCCTTTTTGAACGACATAGCCCACATCGCCACTGAACACGACCAAAACGCTTGTATTGGTCATTTTGCCTTTAGCTATGCCAAGCATGGCCCCTTGCTGATTTAGAGTAAACTCATTCGCCCCATAAGGCGTTAGGGAGTTCACCGCATCAACCCTGTATTGGTCTATTTGTGAAATCGCAGGCGTATCCGTAGACAAGATATCTTCAATCATGATGCCTGGCAGATCAGCCGTTAAACCCGGGCTTTCTTGAACTGCCTGACTCAATATGGTTTCACGAATAGTCGTGGGCGATGTCGGTACAGGGCCTTTTGGCCCCATAACAAGAGGTATATTTCCGTTCATATTGCAATTTCATCCTGTAATATAGAGCCGCGCTGACTAATGGCCTGGATACTGTAATTTGGGGTGTTAAAGGGCTGCTGTTTTGTAATAATTAAGCTTGCGAAAAATCCTGAATATTGCTGCTGGATTCTCATAACGTAGTAATCAGGAGCGACCTGGGTTTGTACAGACTGCTCAGCCGGTATGCCTGATTTAGCATAAAAAGGAGATTCCCCGGTCTGTAGTTGCAAGACTTGAACTAGCGCTGTTAGATGGACAGCATCGTTATACCCGCTAGCATCGGTCTCAACAACCTGCCAGGTATAATTGCCTTCCTCGTCATAAATTCTTCCGTATACTCTCATGGTAATGGTGGGCCTGTATCTCCGCCTGGGGCGTTATGAATATGTTCTTTCAATGAAATATTAGTGTTTGTGTAATCGGCTATAACATCGCCTTTCACGTTTATATCCCCTTCTGCGGTAGCTCCTGCGCTGCCAACTGAAAATACCGAAACCCCGCCAACAACTAGCTGAATGCCGGATGCATTAACAATAAGCTGGGTCTGCCCGTCTTCAGTTTGAAGAAGGACACCTTCCGGGCCAGATAAACAGTAAGCATTGGGGTTTGGTGAAGGAAAATTCTTATTACTAACAGGTACAAATATCAAAGAAGCGAGATTGGCTGGCTTCACATTAATATTGGGTAAGCTGCTGCTCACGCCTGTTATATTGCTTATTATAGTATCTGCTGGCATGGTTACGCCAGTATCGCCAATTTGGGTTGGGCTTTGGCCCCATTTTCCTTCAGCTTTAGGGATAATAATTTGCGGTAAAGTCCAGGGGGCGGTATTAACTTCAAATGCTACCGTTACAAGGCATCCTGTTGCATCGACAGCAACCACTTTACAAGGCAAAGACTTACCCAAAGACTGGATAGCCTCTTGCACCCGATTTATGGCTGCCTGGTTTAAATTCTTTTGGACGGGTAGTTTTGAAAAATTATTAGCCATATCAAGTCACCGCACAGTTAATGATAGTAACCCATTGCTGGCCGTCTGCTGCTCTGTAATCCCCTAATTGTCTCATCTCAACAACCTGAAAGTTGCCCTGGAAAGCCGACTTATATTTAAAGCTTGAGGGTAGCGAGGCTCCGGCGGTGTTAATAAAGTTAGGCAGGTTTTGAAAGCCTTTTGGCATCGTGATATATGAACCCACCTGTATATCTGCTCTCATAACCAAAGCTACCTGCATGATTTGAGGTTGAATCCACATTGGCTGGCCGATTAAATCGGTAAACTGAATTTGAACAGGTGTGGGCTGGTAGGTATCATCAAAAACATTCAAAGCGCCATTTTGAAAGGTAATATAAACCTGATGTCCTAGACCCTGACTAATGCTTGAAACAACCTGAGCAAAGTTAGTTAAATTGGCATGGTATCCTACCTGGTCATAATCAAGGACGAGATTAGGGCTTATATTAATGTTTATCGGTGTGCCAGGATAAGCCGTTGAAAGCGTTTGCCTTATCGCGCTTGATAGGGGGGTTCCAGCAGTCCAGTTCAAGACAAGGTTGCCAGGTTGATTGATAGTATAGGCCCCAGGGTAAACCACAAAATTGAGGTTCATTTCTGTGCCAACCCAGTTAGCAAAAGACTGGAATATAAAACCGTAAGCTATCAATCCCGCTTGGGTGGGGTTAGCAAGAGGAAGGCCTTTTGCCATGCCCGCTTTAAGGCTAAATTTTAAGCCCGCATATTCGGTTCCTTGCTGAAGGTCAGAAAGTGAAATCCCCTCGACTGTAATGGTTTGCCCACCTGATGGGGTATCATAAGGCGTAATAAGGATATCAAACTGGATATTCTGAGCACCAGGGTCAAACACTCCTTTTGGGTGTGAAGTCCATTCCTCTATGACTTGGGCAGGGCTGGCAGAATTCGTTAATACCAGATCATAATACCGGCTCATGGGTTTATCTCTATATTGCCAGTATCTTCACGATACAAAATGGTTGAGGTTTCAAATATTCCAAGGGATAAATAAATGTCATAGCCCAAAGGTGAGCCTACCATGGCCCCTGTCCACATTCTGTTGCCGTTGCTATCGGTTATTGTTAAGTACCAGCGCTGAGCAGCGAAATTCCATGTCACTGTTCCCGTATAGCTTTTTGAGTCCATCGTTAAGCTAAAAGTGAAGGGTGGAGTTCCGTTTCTGTTTGGTGTAAAAGCAATATAAGTTGTCATGTTATCCCCTATAGGCCTGTTGGTAGGTTAGAGTTTATGACGCTGCCACCCGCAATCTTGCCCATTTGTGTGCTAAAGGCTGCATTAGCATCTGCTGTTGAGATGAGGGGTTTTATAAAATCTAGCTGCCAGGTAGTTTGCTTTTGTTTATCTTCTTCCGGCGTAATATCGGACATGCCTGTTAAGACGCAATCAAAATAAATAAAAGAAGGGGTAAGTACATCATAAGTGCCACCTGCATTATTATGGCCCTGTAATGAGCTTTGAAGCGCAGTAAATATGGCAAGCTTGGTTAAATAACCCCCTGTATTTCTCACAGGAGCTATCATTCTTAATGAAACATTAGTGGGCTGTTGAATAATGGCGTTAGCAGCCACCTGCTGGTTAGCAAAAGGGTAAGTCGCTATAGCATTATTAATCACAGTATTGCCAGTTATGGGCAAGTAATCGGCGTAAAAGTCATTGAGACTAAAGCCATTGCCGTTTAGAACCGCACCTTGTACAGTTGCGGCGGCTTGTCCGATAAGGGCAACAATAGGCAGTGGAAAAGCAAGTCCGCCCCCAGTTAGTATAATTGGGGTTTTCTCAAAAGCTATCTGATAGACCGTCCGTGAGGCAGTGGCAATTCCATTCATTTAGAACACCATAGCGTTAGAGCTTGTATAAAGGTCTGAGCCAGTTTTATTCATGATGCTGACATTGACCTTCATAGCTGATTTGCGATTTAAGGTCTGAGTCATTTTTACTGTTGGAGCTGAACGCTCCCAATTAGGGTTGTTTTTAGTAATATCAAGTGTATTTGCTGACCCTGCATAGGATGAAGCTTGCTTATATATGTTGGGGGAAGGAAATAAGTTAGGCGGTGATAAAGACCCAAAAGGAGTTATAAACAAGTTTTTAGAGTTGCCTGCAATAGTGCCTAATGGATTCGTTATAAATCCCTCAAACTTTATAATAGCTCTTGCAACATCCATCATGGCGTCTGAGAATTGCTTTAAGTTTTTAATAAATTCGGGGGAGGCCATATAAAGCGCCATAGATTTGATTCCATTAGCAAATGCCTCGATCTCTTGAGGAGTGATGTTATTTACTAATGCGTTGATATCTTTAGCAAAAGACATTGAAATATTGCCTAACGCTGGGCCTAAATC